CTTCTCTCAACCCCCCCAGTGCTATCTCACTTTTCGTTCCGGCTGCCGGGACGCGAACAGTAGAACCTGTACATCACCCACCGCTGGTAAGCCACTACCTTGCCAACACGGTGAGGAGAGGTACAGGGGTGCTGAACGCGGAGCGTCAGATCCTGCAAACGAATAGTAAGACACTGTGGAACCGAGGGTATCATCTTAAGGGACTGGCTTTCACAAGCTGTTAACCTTAAGAGCCCTCTAGTTTCTGAGAGAAGGAGGCCACCTTGAAGGTTGAGCCAATCTTCGACTCTCCTCAAACGAGGGGCTCGAAGCTTGCCACAACTAGTGGTGACACCGTCACTACCGCAAGGTTTACATCTAGAAAGCCCCTCCCAACGCCAACCCGTCTAGGGACGCCACAAAGGCAAACCCCTAGAAAGGAGCGGTGAACGGACTGCAACCCTTACCCTAGCTCATCCCGGGACCTTTCCCGGTAGAGCGCCGCTTACGTCTATCTCCACGCGTAGGGACGACTACGTGATCTTGCATATCCTTCATAAGACTTTTCAGGTCTATGTTAGATACTGCAAGGGCACGCACTCGGTCAATACCGCGGAGCATAGCCGTAACGTGGTTAAGGACAGTTGCCTTGCTAGATGCAATGGTCTTACTTTTCCTTGTCGATAAAGTCGCAAAAGGATCGAGAAACAAACGAACCTCCAGCTCAAGCCAGTGCTGGGGATCCGTTGAATCTCTAACCTTATGCGCCTTATCAAACTCTTGTTGCAATTGCGCGATACTTCGCACAATTACAGCGAGAGGAGGCAAGGAAAGTAGTGTCGATTGGGCATCCGACCCTTCAGGAAGCAGGTCAACATACTTACAAAGTTCTAATTGAAACCTTTGTAAGGATGCTAACTGCTTCTTGATCGCTTCCTCCAATACCCTTGCCTTGCACTCGTTGAGCCATATCATGAGCCATTCATCCGCCTTTAGATGACGTTCAGGAGCGTTATTAAGTTCGGGGAACTTAACAGCGTCTCCTTCGCGATCAACTATTGACGGGAATGTCGCATTATAAGACCCAGCGACGTTACAAGAAAAGATATTGCCTGATATTAGGGAAAGCAAGATTCTTGCTTTCTCTCGTCTCAGGTTCTTATTATCCTCTCGTGAGGGTAATAAGAAGAACTTAAACGCTTTTTCCGCCAATCTGTCCGCATAAGCAGCAGATGGTGTCAAAAGTTTTAAGAGTGAAGCAACCAAGCCCCGGGTTACCACAGTGTAGGATCGTGGTATCCACCGTGCCTCTAGCTCTCTAAACCAAGTTGCTACCTCGTAATAAGAGATGAAAATAACGCCTTTCTCAGGGTGAGAAAAACCGTTACTCCATTTCTTGTCGAGGCGCATCGCTTCGAATAGAGAACCTAGCGGGGCGGGGGATACCTCAGTTCCACGGTGTATCCATCTCTTAGCAAACTCATATGTATCGGATGATACATGTGACTTTGTGTCGGAAATGCTTACACCTATCTCTTCAAGGAGTGCTCGGTACTCGCGTGCTACTCTCTCGTTGGTGAGAACGATATCATCACCAAGGAGAGCGTAAGCCTGAAAGTCTGGGAAACCAGCCCTTTCAGCTGCGAGCCGAACAGCTACATGATGAGAAACAGCAAACAAGGCCCAAGAACTATACGCGCCCATGGGTTGGCCCACCGAATAGCGGATGCTAGTCGATGGTCTGGTCCATGTGACGGTAAAGTCCCGGTCTGTTGTTGCTCTCAGCCATGCAGCCGCATACTCTGGGTCTATTAACTGCGCCAGAACGGCCTCTTGCAGCTTGCAAGGAAACCGGTCTGTAGCAGCTGATAGATCATAAGAGTAATACGGTCCTTTAAGAGGTAGTGTGGCTCTAAAGGATCCTTGATTAAACGTGCAATCAGGCTTTAGCCTCTTCAGAAGACCCATCAGGGCGCTGTGTAGAGGGTAAAGAGCTGACTGCGTCGGATAATCAAGGATACCAACAATCCGGCACTTAGTTTCCTTGTCCCTGATCCTAGCAAGTTTAGACCTCCGACCCTTCGGAGTCAATCCAAACTTGTTAAGCCAGGCAAGGGGGCTAAAGAGCTGGAGGGTTCCAATCGCCCGGACAATTTCCTCCCCTCCCAGAATGCCAATATCTGAAATATTGGCCTCTGTGAGAAGGGAAACGTCCTCGATGGCACCCAATAGAGCTTGAGCATTCGGGCCTGCCTTGGTAGTGACATGCCAACCTTCCCAAATGGGACGTTCCAGTCGCCATCCTAGTCTTTTCACAGTAGCAGCAAAAGAAGCTCCTAAACTGGAGTCAAAATCTTTTCCTGGTTCTGTGATTGTACTAAGATCAGCGGCTTTCGTTCCTTTTACGATTCGGCTAACATTGAGTAATGTTAGACCTAAGCGTATTTGGTTCGGTTGACGGTCACGGAGGAGCTGGGCGACTGCGATCTTCGGTAGACCGCCTTCGTCAAGCTCCACCCCAGGGCATTCATTAGGTGATAAGGGAGCACCACACAAGTAGCGAGTTGAGGCTAGGCGGATCAATTTGATCCAAGCCACAGTGTCAACCGCTCCTCGTGTAGTCAACCTCTTATCCACTAATGAAACCCATTCTCGGATAAGTCCAAGATCAACACCAACTTTCAAGTAGTACCTGTCCAGAAAGATTATGATCTTCTGGAAAAGAGCTAGTTGTAGTTGTTGCATGATTTTGGTTTGAAGAGGATCCGACCCAACTAATTGATGGACGCACCGCCACTGCGGAGTAACGCCCATCTCAAAGATGG